TCAAGAACACTGACTCGCTCATCAATTCTTGCCAGAAAAACACGAACGTCGTCTCTGTCCTCGGACATGATCAGACACCAAAGAACATCACTCTTATCCTTCTACCCTGAGTAGCAGTGTTGCCGGCATTCATCTCAGTCAAAGCCACTACACCAGTAGCAGCACTTCCCGGCTCCTGACCGTAAATCCTCAACCTACCAGAAGTATGGTCATAGATCACTACCCAGCCAGCGATGTCATGGCCAAGAACAGTCACACCAAGAACCTCCTGAACATCAGAAAACTGGCTCGAAATAAGGGTGAGAACATCAATGCCACCAGATGGGTAGTTTTCTGTAGCATCAAATACTATATCAACAACACCCATACTGACATTTGACATTGCCCACTCTCTGAACTTTCCTTCTCTGACTCCGTGAAAAGTGCCGATGGTTTTTACCAGCGTCGGCAACTATCTCACCTCTTACTCTCTGATGTCCCTGATCTTTCCCTGACCGTACAGGAACCTCGCCACCAGCTCTCCTATGAACCTGTAAACACCACGCACCACGAACTTACCCAGCAGAACGTAATCCCTGCTCTCAAAGTACTCAACAGGCCTCAACACAGATATGCCCATCCTCGGGAAACCATAACCCTCGGGATCAGAAATGTCAAGACCATACAGATAGCTGATCTCACCACTACCACTTCCCTTAGGACAGTCAACCGACTGCACCAGAGGTATATCATAAAGCTTCGCTATCTGAATGCCTGCATTAGTTCCTTCAGCAGTCGTGATTCCATTAATACCGAACTGTGCACGGTCAACAGTCATCGGATTGTTCTGCCTCGCAAATGTCAGATAGATTCCCTGAATCACGGCATAAGTGTCATAACCAGTCAGCAGCACATCAGTAGTGGCACCACGCTTCCTTGTGTTCTGTAGCAGCCGACGAATGAGGAAGTCAGTTAGATCCCTCAAAGTTGAACTATCATCAACATACGCATTAGCCCACTCCATGCCCGAAGCACTCCTATCAATACCATAAACATCCTCCCAGCCCGGAGTTACACCAACCTCACCTGCCTTAGACACGATCCTGTCAATAGTATCAATCACTGTCCTACCAGCCGGATCATAGATCTTAGCCAGCAGTGCCTGGTTAATGAGCTTGGCAAACTCTACACCGACCTCAACCCTCACCTGATGAGCTGCGCCCCAAACATCATCAGCAGAAACACTCGCCAGAGCCTCAACGACATCCGACACGTCAAAGACCCTCACATGAATCCTCGGAATAGCATACAGTGTCATGATCTCGGGAACAGAGCTTGGCGGTATGTCAGCAGTCTCAGTCACACCAATCTGAGTATGGTCAGTTACACCAAACCTCGTCTTAACACGCCAACCGCTCCTCACCCAAGTGGTCTTAGGCAGCATACCAAAGGCATTAGCCTCCTGATTCATCTGCGCCCATAACAGCGCACCATAGATTCTGTTAAGTATGCCAGCAGTGGTCGACTCAATTGCACCGAGTCCCTTCTGAATGTCAAGTATGTTTAGAAGATCAGCATGAGTCGTGAACGGATGGCTCGGACCACCAGTATAGAACTCATGTACGTCCATTACCGTAATGTAACGTGCACCGGTCATCTCACCAACACCTCCTTAATCTTAGATGCGACCTCACCAGGCTTCATCTTACCCTGCAAAATATCCCTCACCAGATCTGCTACAGCACCACCAGTCATAATGTCAGTATTTGCCGATGACGGTCTCGGGGTCATAACACTCTTAACAATCTCCTCCCTGCTCTTCTCAAGCATCTGCGCGCCCCTCTCCCTCAGTCCCTCTGGCGGGTATTTCACCTCCTCAGCTGTCTCAGAAGTCTCTGGCTTCCCAGTAGTCGGGAACTTATCCTGCTTCTTATGGGTCGCAGCCGCCTCATCAAAACCAACAGTCAGCTTCCTTATCTCTTCCTTCAGACTGTCAATATCACTCTTCATCGCCTCAACCAGTCCTCGGGTAGTGTGTTCAGAAGCCTTGATAGCAGCAGCGATCTTCCTCGTAGCATCAGTCAACTCGCCAATAGCCTTGTAAAGCTTCTCAAGATGCTCCTCAATCTCCATCGTCTCTTCCTCCTCTTCCTCTGGCCTCTTCTTTGGCTTCTTCCTCTCCTCTTCCTCCTCTGTTATGGGAGGTGCCGTCTCTGCTGGTACAGTATTCTCAGGCATTTTATCCCCCGCTATTTATCAAAAATACCCACTTATAAGGATGTCTCATGAAAGTTACTGCGCTCTCAACCACGCTCTCTTCCTTGATCTCGCTGACCTTGTATGTGGCTTATCTGGACCTCTTTTTGACTTAGGTTTAGTCGGTTGAAGATGGTGATAGAAGACCCATCCGCAAAGAGCTGGACTTCCAGTCCTATCAACGCATCTATAGAACCACTCTTTTGGTGGTCTCTTGTCTTTGAAGATATCTGACACATGCTTTCTCAGATTCTCAAGAATGTCAAAAAACTCAGCACCGCTGTTAATTATGTCAATTATCTTCTCGAGTTCTTTTTCCAGTTTTGCCTGTAAACTGCCACAAACTCTCTTAGCGCTTTCCTCATCGTAACCTCTTTCTTTCATATCCTTTACGCATTCATCAAAGTTTTCCCATTTGCCAAATGGTTTCAGTATATCAACTGTCTTTTTCAACTCGGCAATCTTTTCCATCAGCTCAGTGTAGAAAGGGTCCTCTGGGTAGGTAGCGGACTCGAGCTCGGCGGCTCTATATTCAGTCACATCGTCTTCATACTCTCTCAGATCCTCCACTATTGACTTCTTCAATTGCTGTATCTCTTGACTCACCTCATCCGCCACTTTCTCAAGCGACTCGGCAATCTTCATCTGTCTCTCCAACTGTATAGCCCGCCATATTCTCACACCAAGATCGATATCGCCGACGTCTTTAATGATAGAGGCAATCTCAAGACACAAGCCGCAACCTTCTGTCATGTCAAATAGTTCTTTGCGGATCTTGTATTTCCTCAAAACCTCTTCAAGGTTCATGAAATTCTTCTCTTCTGAGTCAGCAGATTTTGCTATGAAGTTGATCTCCTCAATTGTGGCCAGCGGGTTGGCTGGCGTCGGCACTATACTTATCTCAAGCAGGTTCAGATCTCTAACAAGATTGATCTCTCTTGGTAAGTTAGTATTATTTGCATCTTTCAACATCATCTTCTCTTTCCTTCCCTGCGCACCGATACTGAAACCACGTAAAGCGCCCTCTTTTATTAGTCTCCAGACTTCGTTATCAAGTGGATATTCCTTGAAGATTTTAGCAACAATCCATAAACCATTTGCATCGACCTCATCGTGTTTCTTTATCTGCCATGCCAGTATTTTGCCAACTGGTTTGTTACTGTGACCATAAAGTATGTGACCCCCTCTGTCCATCAGGGTCAACATTCCACGCTCAAGTTCCTGTATAGGTATGATGTCACCGTGACTGTCAACGATCTCAACACTTGCCCAACCAGCTATAAGCCGATTCTCCTCGTCAAGTATCTCGAACTGCTTAGGCATACCCGAAACTTAAAAACAAAACACACATATAAGTCTAATCTTCACCAATCGATACCGAACTGCCTCAGCTTTTCCAGCATTTCTTTGAAAGCCCTCAAGCCGGCGTCAGAATAAATAAGATCATACTCCCTTGCATATCTGTAAGACTCATTTGCTGCCTTACTCACCAAACTACTAAAGTCATCACCTACATCAACATAAAAGACGACACCGTTCAGATCTTCTCTGGTATTGACCCAGATATCGCCATCAAGACCAAAAGCGTAAAGACAGACCACTATATCATCACGTGGTTTGCCAAGACAGACCCACGAGTTAGGCTCAACAAAGTTCAACCCGATCTGAACAGTGTATTTGCCCCTCGGCTCAATCTCAGCCTCTTTTCCTCTTGCCACCTGCCACACTATATCGCCATACTTACCACGGGTCGAGACGTGCTGTAAACTGCCTGCAGGCTTTGCCAGTCTTGAAGTCACATCTATCACATAGATATCAGAGCCATCATAGATTCCCTCAAAACTGATAGTACCCCAATAGCGACCACGCAGTATCTTCTCCATTCTGTCAAGAACAGGATCCCATATACTCTCAGTAACCCACTTTCCAAAACAACAACCGGTACCTTTAACCTCATTACCGAAGTGGTAGGGTCGCAAAAAGTGTTCACCGTTAAACCATGCATCAACGCCAACCTCCACTCCTTCAATCGGTCTGCTCACAATAAACTTCACATTATCTCTCAGCGGGCCGAAGCCAGCACTCTCAATAAGGGTGATCAGCTCTCTCTTACTGCTGATACGGGCAGTTTCCATGTTGCCTCTGACGGCATTCACTTTCAGAAAAAAGTCCCATCCGAGCCTGTCACCAAGATCGATCAGATTCTCAACACCAGTTATCTCGTGGTATTGCGGAGTTTTTATTCCAACAAGCCTCATCGTATTTGCTGCCTCGATTCTATTCAGTTCAAGCCTGTCTCCCAAAACTGAAGCACCATAAACCGGTACTCCTATCACATCTCTTATGTAGTCACCAAGATAGCCGTAACCAACATCAGCAATAAAAGCAACATCAACCCCGCTATGCATAGCACGGAAAAAGTCCTCAACCACTTCAAGTCTCTCATGTAAGTTCCTGCCAACCATATAGTCTTCAAGACTCATGTAACGATAGCGCCACTCATGAAAGTACCTGACTCGATATCCCTCTTTTGCAATAGCCAGAGCATGGTCAAGACCCAATCTGTTATCATAGTAGGCAAAAGTTAACATCACTCCCACCTCGCTTTCTTACCATACTTCCTTACAAATGTACACCTGCAGTTTGGGTGAACAGTCCACTCTCTTGCATAAGACCCGCCATATATCTTTACCAGTTCTTTCAACTCTTCTAAAGTGACACCTCTCTTTGAAGCCTTAGCAATAGCAAGGCATTTGTCACAAGCATCCTTCTTAGCAACCCACACAAACTTAGTCACTTCAGTCTTTTCTTGATATGCCCACTCACGCATTTTGTTGAAAATATTCGCCATCTCTGTTCTGACTATTACCTCCGCCTGATCCGTGTCAAGTTTAAACTTCTTAGACAGTTCTTTCACCAGTTCTTTCAGGTCAAACTTCTTCTTACTGAAAGCCATATCCCATAGGTATGCGTTTATCGCAGCAGAAGTAGCGGGGTCAATCCCAACATATTCTGGCCATGCCTCATAACCAACAATACCTGCTATCCTCGACTCTTTGTCATACCTCTTGACTCCAAGCTGCCATCCCGTTTTGAGAATCTCATAATCCTCTTCATCGACAACAGTCGTATATTCATTTGCATATCCTCTGAGTTTCATCTCATACTCAAGGTCTTCAAGCACCTTCTCTGCCTCCTCAAGAGATGAATCTGCTTCTTCTTCCTTCCTGCGCCCCTCGTATAGCCAATTTCCTCCATAGATGACATCATATGGGACCATTACTGCGACATTCTCCGAAATTTTAGACATAAGTCTCGTCATATAGTCTTCCTTTAGCTTCTCCTCTTCCGAACTCATTCTGTCTCACCTCTACCAACTAACCTAATAAACTCATCTGCCAACCTCGTGAAAATAGGCGCTACATCCTTGAAAACGTCTTCCACAAATTTTCTCTCAAAATCATTTCCGTATTTTTTCTTCAGGTATTCCCGCACCCCTTGAAGAGTGTACTTACTCACATCAAATTCCATAAGGATTTTCCTACTAATATCTGCATACTTCTTTATTCTCATCCTGTATTCTACGTTCATTCTTGCTCCTAATTCTTTCTCAAGTTTGCCAAGATCTCTCAACAAATTTTCTGCCAATTTAGCGACATAAGATGCAAACTCTTTATACGCCACATAGACCACGTCATGAGTTATAGCTCTCAAAACAGCATGAGAGCCGAGCAAGTTATACACATCTTCCAAAAATCGGCTCACTACCAAAGTAGCCCCATAGTCACGTACCTCACCTCCTCGTTCATATATTTCTTCTTTTAGCTGCTTCAGATATGACAGATCTCCTGTCTTATAGTATTTTTGAAAGTATTTGAGGAAGTCGTGAATAGCTTTGTTCATCCAGACATCTATTTCTCTCGCCCTACTGTGGGTATATTCAGCTATTCTAACTCCTTCCTCTGGAACTGTTGCCGTTATCTCAAGCTCTCTGGGATAGTTAGAAAACCAAAACCCATTACGTATGCTGTCAATATCTAACTCAAGCTTCACGATACCAAAGTCGTTAAAACCATCCGCAATTTCCTTCGACACAGTAAAACTTTGCAAACCTCCATGCAGCATTATGTTCTCTTTCCCCATTAGCCGTGCAAATAGAACTTGAACACCATCAAAAGCTGAGAGACCACGATAAACAGTTACTTTTCCATTCTTAACCAATCCTAACCTGTTAAGGACAGTCTTACCAAATTCAATCCATGCACGATACTTTTCTGGAGTAATACGCTTCCTCAACTCATGGACAATAGCTTTCTCTCCTCTACTGACAGGTCTCCTCGGTCTATCATTCCCACTATAAAGACTATCCAAATAGTCAACGACACTTATATTATTTGAAGAGGCAGTGTAGAAAAAGAATAGCGAACCGACATCCAATAGAACCTCCGCAAACTCTTCTGAAACCCCACTGGTGGCCACTATATCAGATATTGCCCGTTTTTTCTTCTCATCTAAACTTCGTCTTTTTTCCGACTCTTCGCCCCTCCCAACTTTTCCTTCCTCTCTTTTTCTATTTACCCATGCTTCAAAATCGTAGTAGTAGTCCATGAAGGATCTGAATTTGTCGTTTCTCCGTATATCTATTAGATTCTCAAGCGAAAGGCCCTCCACCTCTATAAGATAGTTCACAAACCTCTCTGCACCTTGCTTTATCTTCTCATCTAGAGATCTCCTACCTTTTGCTGGCTTGGGAGTCTCAACTTCTTTTGGCTCTTTTTCTGGCTCAATATCCCAGTCACTCGGAACTTCTCTTACGTCTATAAACAATCCACCTCTTGGTCCTCTATAAACACGGACGCCTTTAGGAAGTTTAGACAGATCTTCCCTTCTGATATAACGTCTATACTCTACCGGAACGCTCGCCGCAGTGAGTGACAGTTTTATGTCATTCTCTAACTCATCAAGACTTTCAATAACTTCGGAGATGCTTTTAGCCGTCTCTCCTCCTTCCGAGATTTCCCTATACAATTTCTCCATGCGCTCAAAAAGCTCCTCGTACTCACGCTTGTCTCTAATAAGTATGAAGTCACCAATGCTTGCTCTACCATCCCCATAATCTATAAAGGATGAGTATATCGCCGGATATCCTTCAGGCTCTGTAAACTCGAACTTGTCGGGCCTTACTATTATCACACCAGCATATTTCGCTTCAAGTGACCTCTCCATCTTTCATCACTCCTCCCAGTTTATCAGGCCTATACTATCTAAAAAATCTAAAGCTTTCTCCAACACTTTCTCCTTCCCCTTCTTAAAGTAAAGAATATGGGCCGGGCTGTCTGAAGCAACTCCTTTGTAAAATCGCACCAAATTGGCCCTAGTAAACTTCTTTAGTCCCAAATTCTTACGGTGAAGTTCCCACTCAAAAAAGTCACCAATAAGATCGCCAAGAGATGCAAATGCCTCAGTCGCTGCCATATATGTATCAACGTCTTTCCATGAGTCAGAGTAAGGAGTAAGTCCTCCATTTTCCCTCAAAAATCTGATCAGTTCCTCAAACTTAGATAAAGCCTCCTTCCCCCCAAAGTAGTCTATAAGTCTGTTAAGCCTGTCCACAACGTTCTTCACATACCTTTCCCACTTAGCCTCTATTCTTTCAGTAGACCGACTCTCAAAATATTCCAGTAGAGCTTTACCTAAATCGTATCTGAAGTCTTGTTCTGCTCGCCTAACGAATTCACCCCACAAATTCCCCAACTGCTGAACCTCCTCTGGTATGTCTCTACCAGCTGCATAGTCAGAAAAATTAGTAAGACCAACTTTATCACCGCTTTCAGTTTCTTCTTCAAACAAACTATTAATAGCGTTCCCCAAATCAAATTCAAGTACACCTATAAAAGATAGTAACTTACTATACATGTCAAATACATAATGCAAATATTCGTGACACATCGTGCTAAAGTAGTGGTTACCAACCGTAACTGTCATTTTATATGGATCAAAAAGTCCACCCGCCCGTATACTGCCTTCTGGTAAGAAGATAATATTTCCTCCAAATTTGTTACGGACAGCTTGCTTAAACAAATTTACCGACTTTTCGTGTGGTTTTAGAGACTTTATTCCCTCTGAGTAGTAAAAGTTGAAACCGTCTTCAGAAGAAACCTCTTCCCAATAAGATATGGGGCGACTCAACAGCTCTATATCATTTTCCATTTCCTTAGAGACCAGTTTCATATCAGCAGCGGAATATTGATAACCTTCTTTAATTTGTTTCAGGGAAAATACTTTCTCCCATGATGATGGGTATAAAACATACCTGTATGTCTCAGATACTGGATACTTCTCAAACAAACCTCTAACAAACCAGTTACCTTCAAGAGTTCTAATCAAGCTCTCCGGCTCTTGACTAAAGGAGATATTGGTCACTTTAATAGAGCGGCTTTTCAGATCAGCTGAAAACTCCAAAACATTTCCTTCCTTCTCAAACCGTATTTTTGCCTCTCCCTTCTCTTTGTCAACTTCTACACCATATCTCAGTTTCTCTGTTAATTTGCCACCATATGTCACCACTGCTCTTTCTTGCCTTCTCTCCTCTTCACTTACTTCCAACTTTTCACGAACATGTTCAGGTACCTCTCTAACATCTATAAACAAACCGCCTCTCGGCCCTCTGTGAACACGAGTGCCAGTAGGAAGCCTCGAGATGTCTTCTCTCCTGATATAACGTCTATACTCTACAGGGACTTCAGCCTCAGCCTCTTTACGAAAAAGACTTTTACCTACCTCCTCTTCAGGTATCAGCTCGCCACCTTCACCAACAACAAAAGTACTAGGCGTCTTAGGCCTCCGTGCTAGCTCTTCCCCCTCAAATCTTTGCTCATCAACCCTCGGCCTTCCATGTTCAGGTTCACCTTCATGCCGAGGTATCTCTCTTTCGGGTACTTCCTGATAGATTTTGCCAGCTATATAGCCCGACGCTTTCTCCTCGGCTATTGGCTTTCCAGCATACTCATAGTAAAAGTCTATACCATCGTCAGTCTTTATTGCGATTGGCCTGTATCCGAGTTGTGCCATTCTTTCAGCATTACCAATCCTCATCGTCTCCCTCTGTATCCTCGCAACCACATCTCTTCCCTCATTAGGCACCAGCTGATACTCCCAGTCACTCACTCCAAGCTGTCTTGATAGCCAAGAAAGGACTTTCTCGTTAAATAGCGTCTGTTCTCTCTCAACAGCTCTGTTAGTCACAACAATCTGTAAACCTTCATTTGCCAGACCCATTCCTCCACCAGTATCACCATGGAAAATTGGCATAACCCCCCACAGCGCACCAACAGTCCTCCTCACCTCTTCCCGATATTGGATGAAGTCAATATCTTTTGCCGAGAACGATAGGTCAATCCACTCAGCAATCCTGTTGACCTTATCAGCACCTTCTACTATTAGCGGATAGATTATGTGCGGGTTGGTTTGAGCCTCGGTCTGTAACTTATGCCATGCTTTCTGGATAGCATCAAACTGTCCCCTCAGTATCAGTACACCACGAGGTGATCTTTCAAGGTGATAGGCAGTCAGAATAAAGAAGTCCTGCTTTATCAAAGTCAGTACCTTCATCCAGACAGCAAAAATAGGTGAAAGACCATATCCGAGACCGTGAGTGAACTTCTTGATATGTAAAATCTCACCATCAGTATAGTAAAGGAATCCTCCCTCTCCAACACTCTTCCTCACCGCAAAATAGGCGGGGTACATCCACTTGCCACAAGTCTGACATCGAGTTTCTTTAACATGTTCTGGTAGCACCGCCACATACTTGTCTCTATGTTCAAGACATATCATCACTACACGACCATCATCGGTCCTGCCCGGCCTTCCCTCTTTATCCATTATCAACAAAACGTTCTCTGGACTCGCTCTTAGAACCTCAACAACCTCAGCACCAACAACTTTTCCTTCAGAATTGAAGTCATACCTCTTCACCACTGCCAAGTATGCATTATCATAGATGTTAAGATCAGTATCAACATCTTGCAAAACCTCAACCAAACTCTGGTCATTATAGTTGACATCATGCATGAACTCCTCCATCCACCTCTTCTCAAAAGGATTGGGAGGCCTCAGCTTATGGCTACCGCATACCTCACAAGTCTCAACTTTAGTGTCATATTCAGTTCCACAGATCACACATTTTACCACAAAACGAGGCTCGATGGTTATGCCCTTCCTGAATGTTTCCTGAACGAGTGATCTGATTATCGTCTTTAGTAGGTCAGAGTACATGTAAATCTCATTCACGAAGCGATATCCAAGGAAAGGAATAGAAGGCATTTTGGTAACATCAGCAGTCCCTCTTGTCCACAGATCAAGCTCAGTGGGGCGGGCAGTCATGTAATTTCTGCGTGGTCTCAAAGCATATAGTGACTTCAGTATGTCACTTAACCAGCCCATCGCTTATTACCCATTTGCAATATTGGAAACAGTTATATAGCTTTTATCTCGCCTATTCTTTCTCTTTCTCAAACCAGCTCGTAGTCTGACATTACACACTGGACAACGAAAAAGTGACCGTCCATCTCTTCTCTTAACCCACAAACAACAGTTGCTGCAATAGCGGTAGCCATCATTATACTTAGCTTTCTTCCTGAACTCATAAACGACTCCATCAATCTCATAATTCCAGCTCATACTCTCACTGAACCACATCTCGACCATTTTTCACACAAAAAGCCAGTATTTAAGCTAAACATCATATTGCCTTGAACCCAAACCCAAACAAATGTGACTGTTTCTCATAATCCCACTCTAAAGTCACCGAACCATCAGAGCCAGTTCTCAGGTATAAGACTCCACCAATAGTCGAGGTAGTCAGCTTCTCTACACCAGTCAAAAATGTTGTAAAGTAGCGAGAGTTGTCATTTGGATCAGGTGCCAGCAGTATCTGATTTGATGGCGAAAATGATGAGTAAACCAAATAGAACTGCGCCTGAACCACTATCTGACCAATTGCATCTGATCCAATCTCTCCAACATTAAACGGACTCATATAGTATGCCCTGACAGTATCTGGAATTCCGGACGATATGTAAAGAGGAGCTACGTTAATGTCGTTATAGTCAACAGTAGTCTCACCAAGAATCCTCAATCTCAACCTGACCCAGTATGGAGACCCACTGGGCGGTATAACTGTTGACGAGTTGCCATCTATCTCATTATGATCTTCAACTAGCCACCAGTTTGGTGAGTAGCCGGATAGGTAAAACGTTTTTTCTGTAACACCAACATCACGCCTCTGGATATAGGACTTTGACGACGCTTCTATCTTGAAACTGATAGACCTCTGAAAGTCATACAGTTCTGGCTCAAAAGATGACAGCCAAATTTCAGTTAAACCATCTGGGTATCTCCATCTAACAGATCTCACAGCGAACATTTCTCCCCAAATTCCGATATAAGGGTCATAAACTCTAACAAGACCGCCCGGTTTTATATCAAAGTCAAGACCCGGCTTCAAAACTTTCAAAGTAGTCCTCGGCTTAGAGTAAAGCGCCAAAAACTTGGATACAAAAGTTTTCACGTCCACGTTATCACCAAACTTATCAACCAGTACCATCGCCATTCTCCTTCCATATCTCTCTATACTTGACTCGTCCTCACCAAATGCTACAGGTGTCTCATCAAACTCTGCCTCAACAACAAAAGTAGCTGGCTCCGTCAACCCGGCTCCAAAAGAAGTATGAACAGTCAAAATGCCCTCATCTGAGTCATAAGTATAGTCATGGGACTGATGGCCTCTTTT